AGGAGCAGCGTCCAACTCGACAATCGTTTCGTCGATGAGGGCGCGCATCCTCTGCAACTGCTCGCGGTTCATGCCCAGGCCCACGGTGCGAATATTCGTCCTGTCAGAGACGTAGACGAAAACGTACTTCTTCCCGTCTCGCTCCGAGACGTCAAAGGAAAGTCTTCCGCCCACCTGATCACGCACTTCCCCGATCTTTATTGATACGTCCCTCGCATGAGCTGAACAAGTCAAAACCGCAACCGCCGCCAGAACCGCGAACCGTTTCATCACCACTCCCTGAAAAGGCGGGAGCGTAGCACCCGCCGGCCCGGGCGCCATCCCCCGGAATGGTGTAGGCGGCCCCGTCCCTAGCATCGCTCCAATGGCCGTCCCCTACCCGCTGTCCCTGCGCACCGTGCTGCGTGCCTCGAAAAGCCGCAGCCAGCCGGCCGCCTTCAGCATGTCCGACCCGCGCAGGGGCGCCGGCTACGCGCAGGCCACGGGGACCGATGTGCCGGTGTTCTGGGACGTGGAATTCATGTTCACCCAGGCCGAGGCCTCGTTCTTCCAGATGTGGTTTGCCATCGCCCTGGAGCGCGGCCTGCTGGAGTTCGACCTGCCGATCCGCACTGAGTTCGGGCTGATCACCCACACCTGCCGCTTCCTGCCTGATGGCCTGCTGCCGGCCACAGAGGTCGGCCCGCTGTGGCGGTACAAGGCGACGATCATGGCGCGCGGGCAGATCATCCCGGCGGACTTCACCGAGGCATGGGAGCTGATGTACGACCTGGACGACTGGGAGCTCTGGTTCGCGATCCTGTTTGACCTGCCGCTCTGATGGACAAACGTCAATTCTGGAGTACGAAGTCGCCGCTGGCTGAATTCCACGCGATCACCTTCGATCACCCGGCCTTCGATGCACCGTTCCGCCTGGTCGCGAACCAGTTCGCCGAGGTCACGCTGGGCGGGCATGTGCACACCCCGGCACCGATGACGATCAAGCCGCCGGACCAGAAGGCAGGCCAGCAGCCGAAACTGACGCTCGCCTTCCCGCGCCAGGTTGTCGGCCGGCAGTTCAAGCAGCAGCTCGCGCTCATTGCGGCCTCTGGCTCGCGCGAGCCGATCACGGTGGACTATGCCGTCTACCTCGGCGACACCACGACGCCCGAAGTGACCTGGGCCATGTTCGCGGCAGAGCAGGGCGGGATCAACTTCAACGGAACGGCGGTGCAGGTTGTGGCGACCATCGACAACCCGCTGCGCCGCGCGGCCTCGCTGATCTACACGCCGGACGTCTACACCGGGCTTGAGCTCCTGTAAAAGGCGCTTCCTACCATCCTCGGGGGTGCAAGCCACCCTCATGACCCCCGCCGAGTTCGTCAATCGCATGGTCGGCAAGCCCTGGAAGCGCTGGGCCGCCGACTTCGAGGCCTGCGACTGCTTTGGACTTTTGGTGCTCTGGTATCGCCATGTGCTCGGGGTCGAACTGGGCGAAGTCCCGCAGACCGACCTCGCGACCGGGTTCCAGGCCTCGGCCGGCTGGGAGCAGTGCGGCCAGGAGGAGGGCGCAACCGCCTGGATGTCCTGGAGCGACGGCGCGCCAAGGCATTGCGGGGTGGTGCTGTTCGGCGGCGTGCTCCTGCACTGCGAGGGGCGAGAGGACCGGCCGGGCAGCGTGCGGGTCACGAAGCTGTCGGCCATCCGGCGCATGGCGCCAGACGTGCGGTTCTACCGGCGCGCGGCATGCTGATCATCTCGAACGACCCGGCCGGCATCACCGGCCGCACCCGGCACCCATGGGACTTCGGCGCCAGCCTGCAGGACAACATTGCCCGGCACATGGAAACCGGCGGGGACTGCACGCTGACGCTCAACGGCCTGCCGGTGGACCCGCTGACCGACCCGCGGATGGATGCGCCGCCCAGCATCGCCGACACCGCTGTGGTCACGCGCCGGCCCGGGCTCGACTACATCGCCTATGCGGTGATCGCGTACTTCCTCGTGCAGGCGGTGCTGGCGCCGAAGATTCCGACCGCAGCCACGACGAAGGAGAGCCCGAACAACTCGCTCACCGGGCAGACCAACGTCGCCCGGGCCTACCAAGGTGTGCCGGATGTCTACGGCTACCGCCGTCTCTGGCCCGACCTGATCCAGCCGAGCACCGTCGAGTACATCGACAACGTCAAGTACGTCACCGAGTGGCTGGTGGCCAGCCGCGGCAAGGGCACGATCACGTCGGTGCAGTACGCGGAGACGCCCATCGCGGACATCTCGGGCGCGAGCTACGAGGTGTTCGAGCCAGTCTCAGCCGGCTACCCTGAAGACGGCGTGACCACACTGCTGGATGTGGTCGAGACGTTCGCGAGCGACGAGGTCAACGGGCAGGAGCTGCTCTACGCCGGCGCGATCGACACGACCGGCTACCTGGAGGCGCTGAGCGGCGGGTCGAACTTCTTCCTCACCGTGCCCAACGGGGAAGAGCTGCAGCGCATCAAGGACCTGGCGTCCACCGGCAGCGCGCTGGTGGTCTTCGACTACACCGGCGGGTCTTTCAGCCAGACCTGCACGGTCAACAGTTTTTTCATCACCGGCGACAACTGCACGTTCGCGTTCACGCGCGCCACGGGCACCTGGGCGGCGCTGTACGAGGAAACCGTGGGGGCCGCGCTTACCCCTGTGGGAGACGCCGCAGCATCGATCGGGCCCTTCACCCTGCCGGTGGATGCAGAGGGCCTGCGGTGGAACACGGTCTTTCTGCGAGGCCTGAAGGGATCGGTCGAGATCGAAACCGAATGGTGGAAGGTGGATAGCCTGGGCGCCGAGATCAGCGGCACTCGGCAGACCCAGAGCAACACCTACACGGCCAACACCTACGACCAGAAGTTCTACACCAACAACGCGACCCCATCGGCAGGCTATGGGCGCTACCGGGTGCAGTTCACCCGCATCACCGAGCAAATCGGCGACGGCGGGAACGACGTGGCGAAGCTGGAGGAGCTCTACGCGGTGCGCCGATACGCCACGAAGGAACTGCCAGGCGTGACGGCGATTCGCATCACGACCAAGGCCACCACGGAGGCGACGGGCTACAGCGACCGAAAGTTCAATCTGCGCTGGCTGCGCCACGTGCGCGAGCTCGACAGCGACACCATCAGCGAGTCGCGCAACTTCGCGCGCAGCATGGCCCACATGTGGACCATTGCCGGCAACGACATCGCCGACCTGGACACGGACGCGCTGGCGGCCATCAACACCGAGCACGGGGAGGACTCGCCGCTGCTGCGCTTCGACGGCTCACTGGACGACGCCGACATGAGCCTGGGTGAGCGCATGCAACTCATGGCCGACTCGGCGCGCTGCATCCTCTGGCGCGACGGCACGAAGTGGACCTGCACGCGCGACCAAGCCAGGCCCTACCCGGAGCTGCAGCTGGATTACCGCAACCTCGCGTCCGGCGGCGATTCGGGTATCAGCTACTCGGCGCACCTGCCGGCGTCAAACGACGGCGTCGAGGTCGAGTATGTGGACGAGGACACGCAGTCGAAGAAGACCTATTTCCGCCTGAACATCACCAGCGGCACGCCGGTGGCGGGCACCAGCAGCAACCCCAAGAAGATCAAGATGCCCGGCTGCGCCACGCAGGCCCAGGCCGAGAACCGCGGGCACCTCGAGGCGCGCAAGCTGCTGTACCAGCGCACCAGCGTGAGCGACACGGCGCTCTCTGATGCCGGTGTGCTGGGCCCAGGCTCGCTCATCAGGTGGGTGGACCCCAACGACTTCGCGGGCGACGACGGTTTGCAGGCCGGCGAGGTGATGAGCATCAGCGGCATCGCCATCCGAACCAGCGAGGTCCTGGACTTCAAGGGCGAGCCCGTGGGGCGCATCCAGTTCACCGGCGCGAATGGCGCGCTGCTGGGGGCGCCGGTGATCTGCTCGCAGAGCTCTTCGGGCGTGCTGCTGTCGAGCGTCCCATCCGGCCTTTACGTCGCGGGCTCTGGGCGGCAACTCGGCAGCCGGTATGCCTTCGGGGTCAGCATGAC